ATGGTTGACGGCATTCAGATGTTAAGTCAGGGACTGGCCGCGCTCGCCGGGTTATTTGGCGGGCTGAGCGTCTCGTTTTTCTGGCAACCAAAAAAATTGCATCAGCACGGTCGGCTGGCGGCAGGGGTGATCATCGGGGCTATAAGCGTCAGCACGACCTTCACGCTGGGCGGCTTTATTGCGCGCTGGCTGGGGATGAACTTCAAAGATAGCGATATCGCGATGGGCATTGGCTATTTTGTCGGCGCGATCAGCGTCGGGATGATTGCCTGGCTGGCGAATTTTTTTAACCGTCGGGAAGGGCACGATATTTTACAGGTTGCCGGCGAGCTAAAACGCGTCGCCCGTGGCGTAAAAGCCACCCCATCGCGCCGCCGCGCGCCACGACGCCCTAAATCGGGAGATCCATCATGACGTTGAAACTCATTTTCTGGGCGGCCACGCTGGTGGATGGGGCGATTGCGGTGATTATTTTTGTCAGCGCCCTCAGCTCCCGTATGCCCAATATCCCTGTGTGGTATCGCATTGGATTATTAATTACTGCGTTAGGATTTACCGTTCAGGGGTTTCTCAATCTTCCCTATTTGCTGTTCAATGTCATGTTAATGGCGCAAGAACTGCCGTTCTGGATATTAAAAGATGTCGGTGTCGGCGTGATTGCTATTTATTATTTCTGCCACACGATGCGTAAAGATGAGAAGCCGAAAAAAACACCAGTACGTAAAAAAACGTCGGCGGTTAAAAAAGCGACATCTTCCAGAGCACCCCGCAAGACAACGTCCGCCAAATAAGAGTCACAGTGCATCTGCGCTGCTGTAAATGCTGATGTTAAATATCTCTGGCAGGAGCATTATGCACGGGCATAGTGCTCCTGTATTTGCTCACGGGAACATGTAGCAACAATTAACTGTTAATAAAAATTCAGGCTGGGCTATTCGTCCGAATACATCATCGCGGCTTGAGTGCGGTTATTCACATTCAGACGGCGGAAAATAGATTCCAGATGCGCTTTCACTGTACCGGCGCTGATATTTAACTGGCGGCTGATTTGCTTGTTGGATTCCCCGGCAGCCAGCAGCTTGAGGATTTCACGCTGACGCTCGCTGAGCCGCGCAATCGCGCCGTGTCCGCCATCCAGCAGCGTGATGCTTTCCTGCGGGAAGCAGAGCATTCCCAGCGACGCGGTACGCAGCGTCTGCGCGATGGTTTCCGGCGGAGAATCACGCCTGACAAACGCAATCGCATGGTGATGCAGAAACTGCCTGAGTAATGTCGGCTGGCATTTATTCATCAGCATCACCACCGGAATAGTGGGGTGGTGCAATGCCAGCGTATCGAGTAATTCAAGACTCTCTGTTTTATTTCCGTCACCATCCAGCAGAATTAACGATGCGGGAAATTCATTTAGTGTTTCATTAATTTCATTCTGATTATTCAGCCCTCGAATCTTCACATTTGGGATAAAGTGCGAAAGTACTGATGCCATTCCTTCAATAAATATCGACTGCTTGTCAATCATGAGTACATGCATGCGTCATCTCCACGTAATAGCGTTCGTCAATGAGCCTGGTAATCATCAGAGTATTAAATGAAATGAAAAAAATGAAACAGGCTAATTGTCATAGGTCTTTTAACCGATATGGCAAATTAGCGAAAATGAAATAGATAATCTGTTTATTAAAATATCATATATTAAAAATGACCGTTTCGCTATTTTATAAATAATTAGCAGGGTGAGGATGATAAATAACGTGGTAGAGGAGACAGGGAATTTCGAAAGACGGGTTAATGTAGCGGATAAAGCACTGCGACAGGAAAAGGGAGTACCAACAGCTTGACGCAACGCTGGTTTTTTCATCACTTAGCAACTGAACGCGATATCGTGGCTTGCATAGCCGCGAACGGCAGGTATAATCCCACACGTTTCCGCATCCCCTTCAGTGCCGAAGTGGCGAAATCGGTAGACGCAGTTGATTCAAAATCAACCGTAGAAATACGTGCCGGTTCGAGTCCGGCCTTCGGCACCAAGACCTCTTCCAATATCATCCGAGAAAGTCCATAAAACCCTTTAAAATCAAGGATTCCAGCGGTTTTTGTATCCGGTATTGTCCGAGTCCATCCGTTGAAATCCGGGGGCACTGGGGGCATAATTGGGGGCATCTTAACTTCGATTAGAAATGTGCCCCCAAAATGAAGCTAAACGCCAGACAGGTAGAGACCGCAAAGCCTAAAGACAAAACCTACAAAATGGCCGATGGCGGCGGTTTGTATCTTGAGGTTTCGGCCAAGGGTTCTAAATACTGGCGTATGAAATACAGACGCCCCTCTGATAAAAAAGAGGATCGCCTTGCTTTTGGTGTCTGGCCTACTGTTACGCTTGCTCAGGCTAGAACAAAGCGTGATGAAGCTAAAAAGCTGTTAGTGCAGGGCATCGACCCAAAAGCTGAGCAGAAGGAAGCTCAGGCCGAAAACGCTGGGGCATATACTTTTGAAACTATCGCCCGCGAATGGCATGACAGCAATAAGCGCTGGAGTGAAGACCATCGATCGCGCGTTCTCCGTTACCTTGAGCTTTATATCTTTCCTTATATCGGCACGTCTGATATTCGCCAGCTCAAAACCAGCCATTTGTTAGCCCCGATTAAAAGGGTTGATGCCAGCGGTAAGCATGATGTCGCGCAGCGCCTGCAACAGCGCGTTACGGCCATTATGCGTTATGCCGTACAGAACGATTACATCGACTCAAACCCGGCCAGTGATATGGCCGGTGCGCTATCGACAACCAAAGCACGACACTATCCGGCGTTACCTTCCAGCCGCTTCCCTGAATTTCTTGCTCGCCTTGCTGCATACCGTGGCCGAATGATGACCCGGATTGCTGTAGAACTTTCTTTACTCACTTTTGTTCGTTCCAGTGAGTTACGCTTTGCGCGGTGGGAAGAGTTCGACTTTGAAAAAGCAATATGGCGCATACCAGCAAAGCGGGAAGAAATTAAAGGCGTGCGTTACTCTTACCGTGGCATGAAGATGAAAGAGGAGCATATCGTTCCACTTAGTCGGCAAGCTATGGGGTTGCTACAACAGCTCAAGCAAATCAGTGGTGATAAAGAACTCCTTTTCCCAGGGGATCACGACGCAACTAAGGTCATGAGTGAAAACACGGTAAATAGTGCCTTGCGTGCGATGGGTTATGACACGAAAGCCGAAGTTTGTGGGCATGGATTTAGGACTATGGCGCGCGGCGCGCTTGGTGAATCAGGCTTATGGAGCGATGATGCAATAGAACGTCAGTTGAGTCACTCAGAGCGTAACAATGTGCGTGCAGCCTACATACACACTTCTGAGCATTTGGATGAGCGTCGTTTGATGGTGCAATGGTGGGCTGACTATTTGGATTATAATCGCTCTGCAAGAATTACAGCTTTCGAGTTTGCTAAATTAAATCCAAGTTAATTCAGTGGGTTAGGCTTTGGGTTCTTATCTTATTTTTTTGAAAAAAATAATGTTTTCTTACAAATTCCTGTTAGATTATTCTCATTTAGGAATCCTCCGATATGGAGGCAGATAAATGAGGATACTGATGGACGATCGCTTACTTGTTGTTAAAGATGAAAATCATTCAGCAAACCCTGATATGGGATTAGTAATACCTTTATCACATTACAACCTTGATGGTAGCCTGTCTGATATTGAGCCTGGTGAGTTTCCCAACGGAGCAATATTTGTTTCAAAGAATTTTCTTAATATGAATCAATCATTCAAAAATGATGAAATATTCATACTTAATGAATATTTTGAAAGCGATGATGATGACTGGAAAAGAAATTCAAGGCTTCAAAAACATTATACATTAGGAAATAAAAGTGAACGTTTAGATAGACATTTATTCATCCCTGTTCTTAATATTAATCTTCCGGATATTGCTACTGGTTTTGTAGATTATGCATTTGATTTACCTAGCAATTATTTTTTTATAAATGATAAAGAAAGTATTTATGGGCCTTTTAAGGCTACGAAGCAAGATGATAACTGGTTGCTTTCTCCTCTGACAACACCATCACCTTTACAGCTTAACACTGATTATATTGCCAAGATTTCACTTTCTGAATTGAAAGATAAAAGCTTGATTGTGAATCTTAAGATAAAAGGCTCTCAGAAAACATTTATTCGTAATCTGAAAGATATATCAGCAATAACTTTTGAGCAGATTGATTATATTTCTGATGTGCGGCTTATTTCGTATTTTACAAAAAACAATTTTGGTAAGAGTAAGAATTCACTATTAGGCAAAAGTGAAGCGCAGCGGCTATCACAAGGAATTGAGGATTATGTCAAGAAAAATAAGGCAATAAGTAATAATGAGAGACTTGAACGCCTTAAGAATTTATTGTCGGATTTTTTGGATAAAAGTGACTATGGTAAGGAAATTATCAATGAATATTTAACCGATAATAAAGAAGGTAGTCTTTATCTAAACAATTATTTCGAAAAAAACAGAGAGTTTTTACTTAAGGAAAAAAATGAAGAATTAGAGAAGAACTTCGCTAATAAGAAAAAAGAAATCAATGATGAAATAAAAGAAATTGAAAAACAACTTTATCTCAAAAAAGAAGAGTTAGCAAATGAAAATCTTAAGATTGAACTTGAAAGGAAAAGAGCAAAAGAACGAATTGAGGAAATAAAAAAACAATCGGATGAAGATGCTCATCAGGCACTGCTTGTAAAGCAAAGAGAATTAACAGAAGATAATTTAAAGTTAGAAAAAGATATTATCGAGAACAGGAAAATAATTGATTCTTTTTTGTCGATGCATGAAAATATTAATGAGTTCAATTCATTGCATAAAGAATTAGATTATTTAAAACGTCGTAAACATGAAATGGAGACAGAAAATCGTGTTATAGAAAATGCATTTATTACTCAGAAAGCAATGCTGGAATCACCTCAGTTGCCTGATAAACTTGCCGAAATTAGCACGTTGACGACAATTTTACGCGGCGATAAAAAAAAGAGCGACACAGCCCCTATTACCAATAATAAGATTAAGAAATCAGATGTTTCATTTGAAAGGGAGAGTAGAACTGATTATATAAATTATTTGATCCAATGCTTTGATGCAGATGGAGGAAGAACGTTTTCATTTGATGAAATGTCCAATCTTATTATATGTACGGCTCAATCTCTTATGACAGTTTTGGCTGGTCCTCCAGGAACGGGCAAGACTTCTACAGCTATTCGCTTGGCTAGACATCTGAATTTAACTGATGATGATTTCAAATTCAACGGAACAAACTTTTTAAATGTAGCAGTAGGTAGAGCTTGGGTTTCTGGAAGAGATATTTTAGGTTTTTATAACTCTCTTAAGGATTCCTATCAACCTGCAAGAACAGGATTATATGAATTTTTAAAAAATGATAAAAATAATGATTTTTTGAAGCTTATTCTTTTAGATGAAGCAAACCTTTCAAGTATAGAGCATTATTGGTCTGATTTTTTGGGGATGTGTGATCCTGAGGGTATAAACAGAATGCTTGATACAGGAATACCCAATCAAGAGGAGCGGTACTTAAATGTTAGAAAGAATATAAGATTTATTGCTACTATTAACAACGATTCTACGACGGAAAGGCTTTCACCTCGATTAATAGATCGAGTTCCTGTAATTACAATGGATCATAGTTTTAATTTTAATGCTATATCCCAGCAGCATCATAATTATGATGGAGCAATTGACTTTAGTAAAATAGATGAGAGCTTTAATATAAGCTCAACTGATGCCTCTTTTACACAAGAAGAACAGACTATTTTAAATAATATAATTGAAGCTCTTGCTGCGCCCATAAAAAGAACTACTTCTATCCGAGTGAGTCAGCGTAAGATAAATGCTATGAAACGGTATTGTCATGTTGCGAATGAAATTGAAGGTATGCATACTCCTCCATTAGATTATGCGGTAAGCCAACATATTCTTCCGTTGATAGAAGGTTATGGTAGTGCTTTTAAAGAGCGCTTAATCGATCTGGAACAGAAATTAAATGAGTATGATTTTACGATTTCAAAAACAGCGCTGAATAGCATAATAAACCAAGGTGATATTTTTGGCGATTCCTATTCTTTTTTCTAGGGGGTATTATGCTTGAGTTTGTTATTTTGAACGGAAATCGTAAAGGGAGCACATTTGTGCTCCATTCTCGTGATTATGCTCAAAGTCCAGTTCCATTTTTGCTTGAAGATGAATCTGTTATTCTAAAATTCAGAAGTGCTACTGAATATTCCATTGTCACCCTTTATCTACATGAGAATGAGGTTGAATTCACACAGTGTGAATATGATTCAATTAATAACGAATGGATTTATACATGGATGCCAAAAAGACTAGGGGGGAACTTTTATGAAAGTTTTTTCCATAATTTTTTTGGTATAGCAGAATTAAGTATTTATACTTCAAACAATAAAGAAAATAAATACTTTGATTTAGAGAGACTTGATGTACTAGCTAAAAAGCTAAATGCTGATCGAGTTGATAAAATGTTGTCATTCCTTTCTGGGCATAATAACGATGCTTTATGTGCCTTTTTTCGTGTAACACGCCGTAACGCGGGCTATAAAGATGGGGATACTCCAGCAGATATGTTTCTGGAGTGGATTGAACATAATACCAATTTATTAGTAAAACTTATTGATGACGTTATAGTTGAGCCTGTAACTAAGTTGGTATCTGCGTATAAGCTAGTTACTCCAGCTTTGAGTTCAAATATCGATGATCGTACACTTGGGTGGCTATGTGATAACGCAGAGGAATTATTTGAAACGGAAGATGAAGCTAGTGCAATAATTAAACTAAATAGCAGCTATTATAGCAGCACGAAAATTAGAGAAAATGTTCTGGTAAATGATACTGATTTATATGAAAACCAGGTAATACATGGTTTTATTCATACGTTAAAGATTTCAGTTTCAGCTCTACTTGCTGGTTACGATACTGAGGTCTCACACAAAGAGGTTAAGCCTGTAAGTGATGGTTATGTAAGCTTTTATAGCCAAATTAAAAAGTTTCAAAGAAAAATAAATGAGAAGAAAATTATAAAATGCAACGATATTTTATTGCGTTTGAATGTAATCCAAAACAAGCTATATAAATTCATTCCAGTTAAGAGAAAAGTTACTGGCATACCATCTCTAACTATGAAGGTGAAATATAATCGTGCTTATTTGGCTATATTTAATAAAATAATAGGTTGGTATCGATTTGGTAGTCCTGACTGGAGTAAGCAAGATGAATTGCTATCAATTAAAAGTATTCCTAAGCTTTTTGAATATTACTGTTTGTTTTATATTAAAGAGCAACTTGATAAAAAGTTAAATATGCAACCTTCGCTTGATAGTGAAATAAATGCAATGGATTTTACTTATCATTTGCATGGATTCCATCTTTCGCTGCAATATGAGCCTAAATATTGGATGTCGCTTAATAAAAATGCTGATTCAGCTGATTTGGTCAATACAGAAGCTTGGACTCTTCACAACGATACTCTTAACGTTAGAGGCCATCACAATATCTTTTCACATCGTTCGCCAGATTTTGTCATAAAAATCAAAAATGACAGCTATATTTATCATTATATTTTAGATGCTAAATATACCACCCCAAAAAAAGCTTTTTCATATTATTTGCCTGAGTTGACATTGAAATACATTCATGGCTTGCATTTGCGGAATGGCGACAGCTCGCTTTTGGGTCTCACATTAATTGCACCATGTGAGCAACCACAAGTGAATCACTATCATGGGCAGGGATTCAACATATTGTCATCTAAACCGGTTGTTCCTGCTTTAAATATAGCTTTGGTTAGTCCGGGGGAGGAATTTGGCGAAAATGTAACATTTGAAGCTGTAATTGATAGAGTTGTTGATTTGCTTTTAAGCAAAGTTTGTACAGATAATGATCGCGTTGATTTATTCATGAGAGCTTAATTTTTTATGTGGCCTCTCGTGGATAAATTCTTCTTAAGGATCTTTAGTATCGATATTTATACATAGCTATTATGCGCGCAGTGCTTTCCCCGCCTCGCCTGCCCGCTTTGCGGGGCGGTTTAAATGCAGTTGCGTGACCGGGCTCAGGTCGTGCCAGAACTGGCGTGGGCGAGGTTCAACAGTACAGAGAAATAAATGCAGTTAAATGCACCTGATGCATGCAGGGTATTTTTCGAAAAAATAACGGGATTTTTTGCGTTTTTTGGGGCTGAGGGCGCAGCCGGTAACCAGTACCGGCGCACATAAATCAGGAGATTTTCGGGGAGGTTATTGCTGTTGAGTATCTGCCTGCAAGACCTGATTTTCCGGCATGGCCGGTCTGCGTATCACACCGTCGAGCGTCTCCGTGGTACGGAACGTGGCCGAGCATTCAATACTGGTGCACTGGTGATAGCGCTGTTTGAGATTTTCCGTCAGATAGCGGCTGGTACGCACATGCGCAGGTTGTTTACAGAACGGGCAGTGAAACATGGCTCAGCCCTCCGCCTGCTTTCTCTTTTCGGCCAGTTGCGTGGCAAGCTGCGAACGCTTCAGCGGACTTTTATACAGCGCCATATCCACGCCGGTCAGCGGCGGGCGGTGCATGCCGAGCTGTGAGAAGACCGGCTCATTGTCCATATCAAAGTTATAAAATTGTGCCTGCACCGCAACATGCATGTGCAGCTCCTCAGCCAGAATGTCCGCCGGGCGCGTCACACCGTTCAGCTCCAGTGCACGCAGGCGCAGACAGAACGCCCGCACCAGTGCCGGGCTGATGTCCCGCATGGACTCTGCCCACTCTGCCTGTGCGCAGACACTAAACGCCCGTGCATGCTCAGTGACATACGTTTTACCTGTCGTGCAGGCTTCCAGCATGGCGCGGGATTTGTCCGTCTCCAGTTCAGCAATCAGGCCGGTGAACTCCTCCGCCAGCTCACGACCGGCGATGTGTCTGCTGTGTCCGGCTTTGAGCTCCGGCGTCATGGCACCGCCGAGACTGCGGAAACGCTCGCGCCAGCTCTTCTCTGCTGCGGCGCTTTCCTCAAGCGCGTTCTGGCGTTCCTTTTCGCTGCGGGTGATGGCTGCGCCGATGTCGTTCAGTTTTATCATGCTGCCGGTATGGGCGGCTTTTGCCTCTGTAAAGGCCTTCAGGGCACGGTTGACGGCGGCGGCGTTATCCTCTGCGGCTTTTTTATGCACGGTCTTAAGGGCTCCGTCGATAACGGCGCGGGAGGCACCGGTCTGCGTGCTGCCGATGGTTTTCATGATGGAGGTCATAAGTTCAGTTTTCATGGCGGGGCTCTCTGTATTGTCAATGTAAGTGCATTCTGCCGCGCCCTGCACAACGAAACGACCGGTTGCAGTTGTGGCCGGGATGGCACAGAAAACCGCTGAAAAAACCGGCTCGCCAGAAAGAGGTTGCAGGAAAAGCCCTCTTTCTGTTTGTTTTTCTGTAGTTAACTCTTCACTCTGTTCACTGAGAAATAAAAGAATAAGTAATACAGTAAGTTAAAGGGTGAACAGTTGAGGGGTTAAGTGTTCACCGACTGTTCACTACTGTTCACCGCACTTTTATGTCACACACTCACCGCTGTTATTTTTTTACTTTTTTCTTCCTGTTAATAACAGGGAATCAATAGGCAGAATAATATTCACCTGTATCATTTTTAACCTCCTGCCCACTATTCCTCTATATTGCCCTATATTCCACAGGTGCTGTTTTTTTGAGCTGCAATTAGCTGGCGTCAGCCCATTTTTTCCCTGTTGCATTGTCCGTTTTTATTCACAAAATAGAGCGCTACCCGAAGCCGGAAAGACACAACCGGCACTGTATGGACATTATGAGGTAGCCCGATGCACACCGCTTTTTCTTCCCCGTCTTCCGCCCCTGCCGCGCCGTTAATGCCGGTTTCCGACGTTATTCAGGAGCGCTTTTTACGCCTGCCTGAAGTGATGCATTTATGCGGCCTGTCGCGCTCGACCATTTACGACCTCATCAGCCGCAATGCCTTTCCACAACAGGTTTCTCTCGGCGGGAAAAATGTCGCCTGGCTGCACAGTGAAATCACCGCCTGGATGAGCGGTCGCATTGCGGCGCGTAACCGGGGCTGCGACGCATGATGATGCCCGGTCTGCAAAAACTGCCTTTTCCTGGCTTGCTTCCTGTCAGCATTTCCAGGTATAGTTTTCCCGCTGTCGCAAAATCGGCAGCCGGGCGTAGGAACCCGAGCGAAACAAAGGCGACACCAGACGCGCCATGCGTCTTTTTTTGTGTCTGTGCTCTCGTGCACCCATTATTTGCGCACTGTTTTTTTAGCCGTTGCAGCATCTTTATAATGGTGGCTCGGGCGGGGCAGCCCTCGGGCTGGCCGGTTTCCTTTGTTGCCGGTATTCCTACCCCCGTCCGGGCTACCACCCATGAGCGTAGGAACTCCGTTGGTAGCTGCATTCAGCTAACAAAGGAGGTTGCCCTTATGGCTACGACCCTCACCCTGTCTCACCCGCAATTTATCTTTGTGTTTGCTGCCGTTCGTCGTTCTGGACGTAAAGCACATATTTGTATGCTGCGCACTGTCGCCACAGATGAACGCACTGCCCGCCTTTCCCTCGTTCGCGATTATGTCCTGTCGTTTGCCGGTCGTCTGCCGGTTGCGGAGGTGCATGCATGAAAGAGCTGGCCATGACCATCACCCACGCCGACCTTGCGTGCCTGGAGCATCTGCGCAACATCGGCCAGTATGTCAGTGAAATGGTACTGTTGCAGGACAGCACCACGACGCACCGCCCTCCGGCGCAGCAGTTACAGCTCACCTCAGTAATATTCCTCATGACTGCGCAGCTCGACGGCGTGGTTGAACGCTGCAACCGGCACTGGCTCAACGAGGAGGTCAGCGCATGAAACAGCCGTTACCGCCCGTATTACGCGCCGCACTTTACCGCCGTGCCGTCGCCTGTGCCTGGCTGGCCGTGTGTGCACGTCAGCACCGTTATCCGTATCTCACCCTCGATGCGCTGGAATCCGCCATCGCTGCCGAGCTGGAGGGCTTCTATCTGCGCCAGCACGGCGAGGGAAAAGGCCGTCAGATTGCCTGTGCGCTGCTGGAAGACCTGATGGAAGCCGGGCCGCTTAAGGCCGCCCCGTCACTGTCCTTTCTGGGGCTCGCCGTCATGGACGAACTTTGCGCCCGCCATATCAAAAAGCCTGTGCTGCACTGAGGGAGAAAAAACCAATGAAAATGAACGTAACGGAAACCGTGAAACAGGCATGCGGCCACTGGCCGCGTATTCTCCCGGCGCTGGGGGTGAAGGTCATTAAAAACCGGCATCAGCCCTGCCCGGTGTGCGGCGGGAGTGACCGCTTCCGCTTTGACGATAAAGAGGGGCGCGGGACGTGGTTCTGTAACCAGTGCGGCGCAGGCGACGGGCTGAGCCTGGTTGAAAGGGTGCTGGGCGTGACGGTCAGCGAAGCCGCCGACCGGGTGAATGCCCTGACCGGCAGCCTGCCGCCGGTTGCCCCGGAGGTGATTGCTGCTGATACGGCAGAAACCGAAGCCGGGCGCAGGGAGGCCGCCGCGCTGGCGGCCAGTCTGCTGGCGAAAAGCCGTTCAGCCTCCGGTAACGCCTATCTGACCAGCAAGGGCTTTCCCGGTCACGAATGCCTGACGCTCACCACCACGCATAAAACCGGCGGCGTGACATACCGCGCCGGGGATGTGGTTGTCCCGCTCTACGACGACACCGGCGCGCTGGTTAACGTCCAGCTCATTAACGCTGACGGCGACAAGCGCACCCTGAAAGGCGGCCACGTTAAAGGGGCATGCCACACCATCGAAGGGCAGAAACAGGCGGGAAAACGTCTGTGGATAGCAGAAGGTTACGCCACGGCGCTGACCGTGCATCACCTGACCGGCGAAACCGTGATGGTGGCGCTGTCGTCCGTGAACCTGCTTTCTCTGGCGAGCCTTACCCGCAGCCGGCATCCGGGCGGTCAGATTGTCCTCGCTGCCGACCGAGACCTGAACGGCGACGGCCAGACAAAAGCCGCTGCCGCCGCAGAGGCCTGCGCCGGGGTGGTTGCCCTGCCGCCGGTGTTCGGTGACTGGAATGATGCGTTTATGCAGCAGGGGGAGGAGGCCATGCGTCAGGCGATTTACGATGCCATTAAGCCACCGGTCGCGAGCCCGTTCGACACCATGAGCGAGGCGGAATTTACCGCCATGAGTACCAGCGAAAAGGCGATGCGCGTGCATGAGCACTACGGCGAGGCGCTGGCGGTTGACCCGAACGGGCAGCTTCTTTCCCGCTATGAAGCCGGAGCGTGGAAAGTGATTTCCCCGGCTGACTTCTCCCGCGATGTGGCCGCACTCTTTCAGCGCCTGCGCGCGCCGTTCTCGTCTGGCAAAATTGCGTCGGTGGTGGAAACCCTGAAACTGATTGTTCCGCAACAGGGCGCTCCGGCACGGCGCCTGATTGGATTTCGTAATGGCGTGCTCGATACCGCCAGCGGCACGTTCAGCCCGCACAGCAAGGCGCACTGGCTGCGCACCCTGTGTGAGGTGGATTTCACCCCGCCGGTGGCGGGCGAAACGCTGGAAACCCATGCCCCGCATTTCTGGCAGTGGCTCGACCGTGCTGCCGGTGGCCGGGCTGACAAGCGCGACGTGATACTCGCCGCGCTGTTTATGGTACTGGCGAACCGCTACGACTGGCAGCTCTTTCTTGAAGTGACCGGGCCGGGCGGCAGCGGGAAAAGTATTCTGGCCGAGATTGCTACCCTGCTCGCAGGCGAGGACAACGCCACCTCCGCGACTATCGAAACGCTGGAATCCCCGCGCGAGCGTGCCGCCCTGATTGGCTTCTCGCTGATTCGCCTGCCTGACCAGGAGAAATGGAGCGGCGACGGTGCCGGGCTCAAGGCCATCACTGGTGGCGATGCGGTATCGGTTGACCCGAAATACCGGGATGCGTATTCCACGCATATTCCGGCGGTGATTCTGGCGGTGAACAATAACCCGATGCGCTTTACCGACCGCAGCGGCGGCGTGTCCCGTCGCCGGGTTATCCTGCATTTCCCGGAACAGATTGCTCCGAAGGAGCGCGACCCGCACCTTAAGGACAAAATCGCCCGCGAGCTGGCCGTCATTGTGCGTCAGCTCATGCAGCGGTTCAGCGACCCGATGAGCGCCCGCACGCTGCTCCAGTCACAGCAGAACTCCGGCGAGGCGCTGACCATCAAGCGCGACGCCGACCCGGCATTTGATTTTTGCGGTTATCTGGAAGCATTGCCGCAGACTAACGGCATGTTTATGGGAAATGCGAATATTGTTCCCCGCCAGCCACGCAACTATCTCTATCATGCTTATCTGGTCTATATGGAAGCGCAGGGTTACAAAAATGTGCTAAGTCTGAAAATGTTTGGGCTTGGGTTGCCGGTGATGCTCAAAGAATACGGACTCAATTACGAAAAGCGCCATACTAAACAGGGGACACAAACCAACCTGACACTGAAAGATGAAAGCAACGGCGACTGGCTGCCGAAGTGCGATGAACCCGCAGCGACATAACTCACTCAGACCGGCACCTGCCGGTCTTTTTATTCCCCCCGACACAAAGGTGAACAATGTACTGTTCACTCTTCATCATGTGTTCATTAGTCATGCTATTGAAAATAAAGAAAAATTATCACAAGTGAACAGTGTGACCAGTTAATCGGAAAAAAACTTTTTTTCTCGTATGATCTGAATAACGGCTTTGATGGACAATTTTTTGATGGATAAGACAAGAGATTCTATTTTAACGGGGCTATCACGTCTGGGGCTGGCGAATTTACCGGGCAGACCCTATGACTGTGCCTTTAAGCTTCTGGCCGCACCACCTTCCAGAAAACGACTGGTTATGATGGGCTTCAATGGCTCGTCAGCAGATGCCTGTATGACTAATGCTCAGGCGGTTCTACGGGATCACGCTTACCCTCTTATTTCTGGTATTCAGCAGGGTATTCAGGGAGAGTGGGGGATCACGCACCTGGCAAAAAGGCTACAGCAAATACCTGGTAGCCTCGGTTATAACTGGGAGGATGTTATTTATACCAACGCGCTGATGATGTGTTCCCGTAATGCTTCGACGTTGCGGGAGGAAGCGCAGCATTTCAACATGACTGTGAAAGAAATAATCAAAAGCTCAATGGCATTTTTCGAACAAGTAACGATGCCGCTGAGTGAGCCCGAGATCATTGTTGCTTACAGCAATAGTCTTCAAACGCTTTCTGCCGCAAGTTTATTACTTGAGCACTTTGGCGATGCCTCCACGCTAAAATATTCTCACCCTAAGGGCTATCACACTACGTTCGCTTTTATAGCCAAACTCAACGGCAGAAACATCCCGGTAATTTGTGTGCGCCATATGTCGAGATTTAAACCAGAGGAAAATTACATCAAAGCGGCACTATCATTAATGGCTGGTTAA